TTTGGGTTGACTGGGACCGCCCTGATGAGTTTGGTTACTACGACCATCGTGTAATGAACTGGATGGAAATTCAAGGCGATGATTGGGAAGACCAGTACTTCCAAATTGTTAACTTCTTAGCCAACTACAATGTCTTTATGGTAGGGGTTGACGCTAATGGTGTCGGAGATGCCGTTGCACAGCGTCTAAAACTGCTCCTACCGCGTGCAGAGGTCATTTCGCTAACCAGTAGCCCTACCGAGCAGTCAAAGCGCTGGAAGCACCTTAAAGCCCTTATTGACCGCCGTATGGTTGCGTTCCCTAGCCACGCTAAAACTCGCCGCTTACGCACGTGGAAGCGTTTCTATCAACAGATGACAGACCTAGAGACAAAGTTCAAAGGTCCTAACTTTATGGCTGCTGCTCCAGACGAAGCCCACGCTCACGACGATTACGCAGATTCTTTAGCAATTGCCTGTTCATTAACTATTGACATGACCATGGTTGAGGCTGAAGTAAGTTCAAGCCCATTTTATAGGTAATCCGAGTTTAGTCTGACATTTGCCCCAATACAGGGCACAATTTAAATGAGGAACCTCAAACCTTAATTAAGGAGAATCTCCCTATGTCAGAAATCATTGCACCTGCACCTCAGTTCCCTGAGAAGCCAGGTACCGTGTACGACCGTACGTTAAGCCCAGCTTTGCCAGGTCAGCGTGGTCCACTTCGTTTCGAAGAGGGTCTTGCTACCGATACTGACGTTCCTATGGAATTCACTAAGGGTGCTATGCAGGGATATATCCCAGCACCTGGTCGTGTAAACCATAACCAGAACGTTTTTGAAAAGCCAGCCGAAGAGACAATGCGTGAGCGTGCTCACGTTGGCTCTTGCGCTTGGGTGGAAGCACCCGCAGTGCTTGTTGACTTTGCGTCTGAAGCATTTGCAGACCATGGTGACAACAGCTTTGCAGAAGTTTTCCGTGATGGTGGGCATCAGTTCCGTCTGAACCCATCAGTCGTACAGGACTAACCTCAAACCTGGTTCCCCCCGCCCATAAAGCGGGGGGTCTAAGGATTTTACTATGGCTCTTATTCAAGGTAAATCGGTTAAAGAGGGTCCTAAACAACTCCCTGCTAACCCTAAACTGTGGAATATGTACGTTGCACAGGCTAAATCGCGTTTTCGCGTTTACCCATCACCTGCGGCTGCTCACTGGGTACACTCACGGTACGCGCAAGTTGGTGGCAAGTTTGTTACCTCTGAAAAAGATATTGACCCACGTTTTCGTGACTATGTGCAAGAACGCATGGATGAGCAACTTGCCTCACAGAAAAAGAAAGTTACAAAGCCTGTTGGTCGTAACACTATTCGCGGAGAGAAATTCCGCGGTTAAAAACTGTGGTATTATTTATGTTATTAGATAGGGAGGATGATTAGTGAGTATTGATTTCTCGCCACCCAGTTATAGGGCGGCGTCGTCTGACTTAACTATCTCAATTTCCCCTCTGGGTCTTGTAGAACTTGCTGATGAAGAGTTTGAGGTTCACGGTCCTCGGCTAAACCGTTACTCCCTTAACTGGGCTATGTACCTAGGTCACCATACATCTTACCGCCGTCAGGCTGGCGAGACCCAAATGGTTTTCAACTATTATCGTGCGTTTACAGACTACATCATTAACTTCTCGTTTAGCAAAGGCGTACAGTTTCGTAGCCCTAAGCAGACTGAGGGTATCGTACCAGACTTGTTAGAAAGAGTTTGGGAAGTTGATAACGACAAGAGAACTGTCCTATGGGAAATGGGTCAACAGGGTTCTGTATCGGGCGACTGCTTTGTTAAGGTTGCTTATGAAGAGGGCTATACCGATACTGTTGGTAGGTTCCACCCAGGAAAAGTTCGTGTTCTTCCCTTAAACGCGTCTTTTTGTTTTCCTGAGTTTCACCCGCACGACCGTGAACGTCTTATACGTTTTAAATTAAAATACCGTTTTTGGGGAACATCACTAGAAGGAACTCGTCAGGTTTTCACATACACGGAAATCCTTACAGACGACATTATTGAGGAGTACATTAACGATGAACTTATTGACTCGCGTCCGAATCCGCTTGGCATTATTCCTGTTATTCACATTCCAAACGTCCGAGTCTCAGGCTCCCCGTGGGGACTCTCAGACTGCCACGACATTATCCCAGTCAACCGAACCTACAACGAGGTTTCAACAGATATTGCCGATATTGTTAACTATCATGCTGCCCCTGTTACTGTCATTATTGGTGCTAAAGCTAACCAGTTAGAAAAAGGCGCTAATAAAGTCTGGGGCGGTTTGCCTAAAGACGCTCGTGTAGAAAACCTTGAGGGTGGCGCACAGGGTCTTAAGGGCGCTATGGACTTCCTAGCCCTTATGAAGAAGGCTATGCACGAAATGACTGGTGTTCCTGAGACTGCACTTGGTCAGGCTGTTCCTATTTCTAACACTTCAGGTGTTGCCCTTTCTATTACTTTCCAGCCGTTGATGAACAAATGGAATCAAAAGACCACTCAATATGGTCGCGGTATCCAACGCATTAATGAACTTATTCTTTTAAATCTTGCTATCAAAGAGCCAGAGACCCTGAAGTGGAACCCCACCATTGAGGGCACACTACAGCAGGGCGAAGCAGAAATGCTTGACCCTAACGACCCAATTACTTACCAGAACTACGTGCATTTTATGCAACCGTTGCCTCTGGATAAATTAATTCTTCTTAACGAAGTTCAAACCATGATGTCGTTAGGTCTTGAATCAAAATCTGGTGCTCTACGCGCTATGGGTGAAGAGTTCCCACAAGAAAAACTTGAAGAGATTCGTATGGAACTTCTACTTGACGCTAAGGCTGACGGCGCTGTCAAATTGGTACAAACCCAGATTGAAAACACTATTGCTAGCCTTACGGGCATGCTTTCGGGTGGTCTTGGCGGACAGCCAACTCCTGTGGGCAACCCAGCAGGTCCTCCTGCGGGTGGACAAGAAGGCGGTATGCCTCCAATGATGCCACCAGTTATTGACCAAGCAACAATGGCTAGCGCACAGGCTGAGCAGCAATTACGTATTGACTTGGTCACAAAAGCTTACGGAACCACAATTCCTAATAGGAAGATTCCGTCAGAAAAGTATGATTAAGTCGTGCGTTTAAACAGACAAACGTACTAAATTGTACAAAAATTAAATATAGAAATATACGTTAGGTCATTTGTGTTAATAATTCGGAAAACGACCCAGAGAAAACTAAGGAAATATAATGAACCAATCTGTAAACGCAGACGTTGAAGCATTTACTGCCGAAGCGAATGTCCCTCCAGTGGCAGCAGAAACGGGCGTTGACGCACCGACTGCTATCTCATCGAACGGTCAAAAATTCTACACTGAAGAAGATTTGGCAAAAGTTCGTACTCAGGAGAAGGACAAACTTTATCCTCAAATTAACAGCCTCAAAGAAGAACTTGACGCTATCAAACGTGAAAAAGAAGAGGACTCAGCCCGTAAATTGGCTGAACAAACCGCTCTTGACGCGAAGTTAGCAGAAGAGGCTAAGCTTAAAAAAGAGGAAGAGCTTGAACTTCGGGACCTTTTAAAAGTTAAAGAATCCGAATGGAACGAGCAGTTAGAGCGTGAGCGCAACGAGCGCGAGCGTGCCTTTGCTCTACTGGACCGAGAAAAAACGTTTGCAGAAATTCAGAATTACCGTACAAGTCGTTTAGAGCAAGAGCGGGATAATATCATTCCAGAACTTGTAGACATGATTAACGGTAACTCAATTGACGAAATTGAACAGAGTATTCAAGGACTAAAGGCTAAATCATCTAGTATCCTAGATGCAGCACAGCAAGCTATGCAGGCTGCTCGTCGGGATATGACTGGAACAAGAGTAACAACTCCGCCTAACGCGGGACCTCTTGACATCGAAACTGGTACACGTCAGTTTACGGCACAGGACATTGAGTCCATGTCGTTGGCTGAATACGCTAAGTATCGAGATAGTCTCTTGAGCCCAACCGCTCAAGGTCGTTCTACTGGTCTGTTTGGTTAATACCCCAACTTAACAATCAAAACTATACAAGGAGTCCACAAGTGGCTAGCGCATTAACAGGTACAGGCAATCTCGCCGCGTCACCTACCGCCTACTCAGGCACAAACTCGCAGCTAACTCAGGCGATTCAGCAGATTTGGTCAAAGGAAATTCTTTTCCAGGCTATGCCAATCCTGCGTTTCGAACAGTTTGCTGTAAAAAAGACTGAACTTGGTGTTGCACCAGGTCTTCAGATTAACTTCATGCGATACAACAACCTTGGCTTTGCACAGCCATTGGTTGAAGGTGTTCGTATGAGTACCAACGCATTGACTGCACAGCAGTTCTCAATCACAGTTTCTGAGCATGGTTATGCTCTTGCTGTGTCAGAACTCTTGCTAAATGCTTCATTCGACGATGTCATGGCATCTGCTTCCCGTCTATTGGGTCGCAACATGGCTATCTACCTTGACCAGATTTCACGCGACACCCTTTACGGTGCCACTTCTGTAATCTACGGTTACGACCGCTCAGGTCTATCAGCTGTTAACAACTGGTACGACAAGGGCACCAAGGGCGCTAACCGCGCTGGTATGACTGGTAACTTTGGTCTAACAACCGCAACCGTTAAGGATGCAGTTGAGACCTTGGCTACCAAGAACATCCCAAGACTAGGCGAAACCTACGTTGCGTTTGTTCACCCTCACCAGAGCCGTGCTCTTCGTGACAACCCTGAATTCATCGAAGTTTCGAAGTATGCCGCTCCTGGTAACTTCATGCTTGGTGAAATCGGTCGCCTTTACGACACCGTATTCATTGAGACCACTCAGATTCTCAAGGTTCCAGGTGGAGCAGGCACTTCATACACCGCTGATACCGCAGTTGCAACTCCAGTAGTTGCTGCTGGTGGTGGCTACACAACCCCTAACACCTTCACAGGTAATGGTGGTTCTGACCGCTACTCAGCAATCTTCATCGGCGACAATGCCTTTGGTCACGCTATCTCACTTCCTGTGGAATTGCGCGATGGTGGTATCCTAGACTTCGGACGTGAGCATGCACTTGCATGGTACTCAATCTTCGGTCTTGGTCTAATCACCGACCAGGCAATCGTAGTTGCTGAAACCAACTAATTAAGACCCCTAGAGAGGGGGCGCAAGCCCCCTCTCTGCTTTTAAACAGACACTAACATTGGAGAAAACACTCATGGCAACATCAAAAGCAAAACCAACTGACACCACTGGTCGTCAGCGTGAAGCACAGCAGGCAGCATTTGCTGATGAGCAGGCAGAAGCCGCTCAGACTATGGCAATGGCTACCGCACAAAAAGCAGTCGCATTAGAGACTGAAGTAATCGACGCTACTGTACCTAACAGGGTAACAGTTATTGTTGATGAGCCAACTATCGTAGACAACAGCGAAAAGGCTGTTACTATCCGCGTAGTTGAAGACATTGAAAATATGACTTTCGGTGCTGGAAATTACTTTTCCTTCCGTGCTGGTCAGAAGTACCAAGTCAATAAAGACTTGGCTCGCCACCTTGAAGAAAAGGGTTACCTCGCTGGAGTTATCTAAGCAGGTTTTAGAGTGGTGGGCTTCGTGCCCACCATTTCTATTTTAGGCAGATTTTTTCACCAAAGTAAGGCATTATTTATTAGAGTGCACGTAAGGAGTTTTTGTGGCTGTACTTTCTGACCTCCTTTCTAGAGTTCGTCTAGAACTTGGAGACAACGCCAAACAATTTACCACTAACCTTACTGGTGATGGTGTTACTAAAGACTTTTATTTAAACGTTAAGCCCGTAGATGCTACGTATCTAACCGTTACGGTTAATGGTTTATCTCAAGCCAATCCAACAAATTTTACGGTTGAAGAAAACCTTGGAATAATACATTTTAACTCAAACTCAACAACTAAAACTGGCTCTGGTGGCGGCGTTGGAACTAGCAGTTTTACTGTAAACGCTACTACTGGAATTGTTGTAGGTATGTCGGCAAGTGGTACGGGGATTGCATCAACCGCTATGGTGTCCTCAATTACAGGGACAAATACGGTAAACGTATCTGCGGTTAACACAAACACAGTTTCTGGTACCGTAACCTTTACCAATGTTCCTACGGAGAATGCCGTAATTATTATTACAGGCACTAGTTACCGCTACTTCACAACCACCGAACTTACTACGTTTGTCAACACTGCCGTTACACAGCACACAAGCAACCGTACAGACGCTTACGGTAGTGAAGTGACCATTGCTAACATCCCAGCCGTAGAAGAGTACCCAGTGGCTCTCCTAGCCGCTGTAGAGGCTCTGTGGGCGCTTGCTACAGACGCCGCGTTTGATATCAATATCATGGCTCCAGATGGAGTACAGATTCCTCGTAGTCAGCGCTTTACGCAGTTATCTAATATTATTGCTCAGCGCCAACAGCAGTACCGCGACCTGTGTGCGGCTTTGAACGTTGGTTTATTCCGTATTGAAATGGGTATACTACGCCGTATTTCTCGTACCACCAATAAACTAGTGCCTGTTTACATGCCTCAGGAAATTGACGATAGCACTAAGCCAGAGCGCGTTTACATTGAGAATAACATGAAGGGTCGCACCCCACTTCCAAGCAACGTGGGCGTTTACGACATTGTTCTTACGCAGGGTGACGTTTGGTCAGTCCCATTTGACTTCCCAATTAACTTAACTGGTTACCTAGTTAAAGCACAGGCTAGAACTTACCCAGGCGCACCTGTTATTGCGGCTGAAATTACTTGCACTATTACAGACGTTGCTTTGGGTAAGGTAACTTTATCCCTTACTCACGACCAAACACTTGACCTCCCGCTTAAATCTTTCTGGGATTTGCAAATCTACAAGGCTGATGAGTCTTTCAATGAAACCTACGTGCGCGGTTTAGTATTTGCTAATCGCCAAGTCACGGAGGAATAATGGCGGTTAGTACTCAAGAAGTTATTGTTGTAAACCCAGCCTCTACTTCTGTAGTAACGGTAACGGGTACTGCTGTAGGTCCTCAAGGTATCCCTGGTCCTTCAGGTATTTTCTTATCTGCTACTGCGCCTACTGATAAAACTCTTGTATGGGCTGACCCTAACGATGTTACCTACACTACTTTGGTAGACGGTGGTTCTGCGTGAGCGCATTAAAATACTGGGATTCTACAACAAGTTCTTGGAAGTACTTTGCCCAAGGAGTTAAGGGTGATACAGGTCTAACTGGTCCAGCAGGTCCAACAGGTCCCACAGGTACAATCACCTCTGCAACCGCGCCAACTAATACTAATCTTCTTTGGGTAGACACCACTACGTCCACCTCTGTGGCATTTGTTTTAAACGGCACTAACGTACTTGTTGGTGGAGCCATCTCTGTTGTAGACAGTAGAGTAGCCGTTAAAAACCCAGACCTCCTTATCGTAGGAAATATCACTAGAAATGCTTCTGGGGTTGTCACATCTGCCGATGTTAGGTTTCCAGACGGGACCCCTGGAATTTATACCACTCTTTCTATTGATGTTTCGGGCGCGGTTAACTCCTACCAGATTACTTACGGAACTTCTATAACTTATACACAACCGACAATTACACGTGATGCAAACGGGGCAGCAACTTACGTGCCTCAGATAGTGGTGACATAATGGGAATTCTTGACGTACCTAGTTATTCAAAAGCACAGTCAGACGCTAAATACGCTCAGTTAAATAAGGTACTTCCTGGACGGTATACACTTCCTCCAAGAACATCGGCAGATGGTCTAAAAGGGTTGACCCCAATGACTAACCCGCCTACTCTTACTAAGACTACGGCGGCTACCATAACTAACTCAGTCTTGGTTTACCCAGGAACTTCAACGGGAACTGGTAGTGGGTTTAACCGAGCATTTGATGCAAGTAAATCCCCTTATTTTTTGTATCACGGAAACGTAATGAAAGCTGCTGGTACTACTATTCCAGACTATGCTGCTGTGCAAGGCTCTCTTAATAACGGTTATCCATTTGATGGCGGTAGTTATTCTGTAGAGTTTGACTACGACGGCTCTCAGTTTGAAATAACGTGGAAAGACATAGCGTCTAGTAGCAAGGGAATGATTTTTATAGATGGTCAGCCTGTAAACTCTAGCTATGTACTGTTTGGTGCAACGGGTAGCGGTAGCACTTATAGAACTCTTGTTAAATTTGTTGACCCAACGTTTACACCACTTGTGGTAACTGCCGCCTCAAGTAATAACACAACTACAACTACCTACACAGTTACTAACCCAAACAGTACATTAGCGGTTGGAGATGTAGTTAGTATTACTGGGTTATCTACCAGTTCTCTTAATCTTTCTGGAGTTACTGTATCAAGTGTAACGGGCACTACGACGTTTACTGTAAAAACTTTAACCGCAGTTGCTACCGCATCTGCTACTGCTCAAACTGCATCGGTTGCTAAAGAAGTTCGTACTACTCGCAGGGTGACTGTAGCTATGTCTAGCCCTGTTCCTTTTTACGGTATCTATAGACAACCTACCGCTAGTATCTATAAGCCCCCTTCAAAAATAACAAGTATTTTATGGCAAGGAGATTCCTTCACTGAGAGCACTGGCTCTAACACGCAAGTATTTGATGGGTACCCGACTATTGCATCTAAATTATTAGGTATTGACGAGGTAATTAACGTTGCTCAGGGTGGAACAGGGTTTGTTGTAATTAGCGATACCCAAAATACTTGTGCAAGTTTAAGCGGTAATATTACTGCCACAGCGACTACTGCAACAGTATCTGACATAACGAATTTTGGCACTCCTACATATCCCTTTAATGCGTTCATTGGTGCCGAGTATGTAACAGTCAGCACCGCTGCTGGAAACGTTCTTACCCTTATTCGCGGAATAAACTACGGAACTTTACCAACAGTTGCTGAGGCTCACTACTCTGGTGATGCTGTAGTACGCGGTTCTAGACCAATATTTAGAGCGCGTAATTTTACTGACCTAAGTAAGCTTACTAAAGCTCCCGATATTATTGCGGTTGCTGGTGGACACAATGACCTTAACTATGATGCTACTAGGCTTGCTACTGAAATCCTTACGTACTTCCGCTCACTGCGTACTTTGTTCCCTAACGCAGTTATTATTGGGCTTTCTGCGCTACCTACATTTGGCGTAGAATTTCTTAATGTTAACTGGTTTAAAGCAACTGATGCTATTAAAACTGCTATGGCGGATAGCCAAGTAAACGGTATATTTATCAACTTGTTGGAACTTCCACTTAGGTACACTCCAGCAGCAACAACCCTATCAAGTGCGTATACTTATTCAACCTCTAATCCTAATATTGTTACTACTAACTATATATCAGTTGGAGCAACAGTTGAACTAGGTAGCCTTTACGGAACTTGGGGAGGACGTAGAGTTGTTACTGCTATTAGTGGTTCAGGTCCGTACACATTAACACTAAATAAGTACCCAGATATTTCGCTTACATCTAGTACCGCTGTTACTGAAGTTGGTCCATGTATATTTACAGGTACTGGCTACCAAACAGCAATAAATAATACTGGTAATACTGACTTTATGATTATTAGCGACCAAGCACACCCAAGCCCAGAAGGGCACAGACTACTTGCTGAAGAGTTTGTTAATCAATTAATTAACACACAGATTACCACGAGGCTATAATGAGTACTCTTAAATATTACGATGGAGCGAACTGGGTCCCTTTAGTTGTAGGCTCTCAAGGTCCTCCAGGACAAGTTAGTGGCGCTAATGCTCCGTTGTACTATGACTCTGGTACAGGTAAGATTAGCGTTGCCCAAAACGAACTAGGTATTTCTGTTAACCAAGTTGGTGGAGCAGTTAGCACTAGTGGTAACAATACTCTTGCGGGTACTAATATATTTAATGGAGTTACTACCTTTAGTACTACTGCTAACTTTGTTAGGGTAGTTGCTACTAACATGTCTCTTACCGCTAATGCTACAGTCTCTACAGATGTAACTAATAAATCCTATGTAGATTCTGCAGTAAGCGCTGCAGCACAGGGTATTGCTTCTGTAACAAATACTGACGGAACAGTTACAGTTGATAATACTGACCCCAAAAATCCTATTGTATCTTTGCCTTCTGTAGTGACAGCTAGCGCATATACAAAAGTAACAGTAGATGCTAAGGGCAGAGTTACCACGGGGACTATACTAGCCACCACTGATATTCCTAGCCTTGATGCTGGAAAAATAACTACTGGAACTATCGGAATTGCTAATGGTGGTACTGGAGCAACCACAACAGCCCTTGCTTTAACAGCTCTTGGGGCTGCGCCTGCTGCTAGCCCCACTTTTACAGAAACCGCAACTTTTACAGGTGTTACACTTGTAGGGTTAATTATTGACGGAGGACAAGCCTAATGGCGCGTATTACACAAATTCAAGTTCGCAGGGACACTGCGGCTAACTGGACTTCTCAGAACCCTACACTCGCTGAGGGTGAAATTGGCTTTGAGACTGATACGGGTAAGTTTAAAATTGGAACTAAAGTTGCTACCATCTTACAGACCTGGACACAATTACTCTACGCTACTGATGCTTCCGATATTACTGGGGCTACGCTATCTACAAGTGTTACTACAGCAACTGGTATTACATCTGTTGGTACTTTAGGAACTTTGTCTGTAACTAATACTACAACTTCTGGCAGTTTCAGTGGTTCTGGCGCGGCTATTACTGCACTAAACGCTGGAAACATTAGTTCTGGTGTTGTGGCTACTGCGGTAGGCGGTACAGGAGCAACTACAGCAGCACTCGCTCGTACAGCCCTTGGAGTTGCTGCCTCTGGCGCTAATGCTGATATTACATCTATTACTGGGTTAACTACTATGCTTTCCCCTGCTCAAGGTGGAACAGGTGTTAATAACACTGCCGCTAATACAATTACTGTTAGTGGTGGTCCAGCAACTCTACAGGGTCAAACAAGCGGAGCCACCACTTATGTACCTGTGCTGTATTACTCAAACGCTGCTGATATTGTTACTTATTCAAATGCAACCCCGTCTACTACTGACCAATTAATGTTTGGTAAATCAGTTACATTGGCAGCAGATACGGCGTATGAGTTTGAAGCAGAGTGGTATTACGCAGTAACACAAGGCTCCACTAATGGTAGTTACTCCTTTACGGTTGGTTACACTGGAACTTTATCAACTAACGGAACTGGTAATACTGGTCTTGCTTACCGTGGAGGTATGTATCACGGGTCCCAAAGCGTCTCAACTAGTGTATTAAACTCAGCCTCAACATTCTTTACTTACGCAACTACTGCTACTAGCATTAGTGCATGGGGTGGTACTGTTACGGCTTCCACTACTTACTCTTTTGATAGAGTAACGGTTAAAGGTATTATTCGTACTCAAACTTCAGGTAACTTTTCTTTAAAACTTCGTACTTCTGGTCTTGGTGTTACAGCATTCCAGACCAATGCTAACTCGTGGTTGCGTTTAACGCCCCTTGGTGCAGCGGGCTCTAGCAGCACTGCAGTCCCAGTTGTGATTGGTACGTGGGTCTAATGGCTTGTAGAACAGGTTGTCCAACTCAGGACTGTGAAGACTACTCGGCTTGTTGTCGTGGAATTATGATTGATAAAACGAGTTTGCAGGTTCGCTAATGAGTAGACCATACACCCCTAGTGGTCGCTTTGATACTAATTTTGAAACCGAAGATATCCATGATGGTATTACCAAAGACTTAACTAACCCAGTAGGTACCAGTATTCAGTGGTTTGTATGGAATGGGACAGCCACTAATGTTGACCCAATTTATGATGTAGGTTCTAACTACATAACTAGCACTACTGGGGCTAATAGGAATACTACTATGTCTGCGGCTGTGGGAACTACTGTGGTTACTGTGGTTTCTACTACTGGTCTAGTTGTGGGTATGGCGGTCAACGGTACAGGCATACTTAGCGGTACGTTAATTAAATCTATTTCTGGTCTAAATGTCAGGCTTACTGCCAAAACTAGTAAAACTATTACAGCGGGTACAGCAGTGAACTTTACTAATAATGGTAGGAAATGGAAAATTCCAGTCATTGTACCTGTTATTAAAGCCTTGATTAAGCATGGTACGGTAGAGCATAGCCATGAAGGTTTCTATAACGCAGACTCTGTTCACTTTACTATTGACAAAGCGGAATTAAATAAAAGCGTACCTGATTTTCTTAACAACCCTGACCCCATAAACCGTGATAGAATTGTATGGCAAGGGCAGGTCTACCGACCACTCTTGTCTCAGTTTAAAGGCATTGTTGCGGAAAACTTCACACTAGTGTCTTTGGATTGTAGACAGATTATGCCTGAAGAACTAGTAAATGACCCTCAATTTCAAGCGTACGCAAACTAAGGAGACACTATGTGTAAAACATGCGGTAAAGCAAAATGCAGTTGTAAAACTGCCGACAAGAAGCAGGATGCAAAAACCACTAAAGGTATGACTCCTGCACAGAAGGCTAAGTTCGCCAAAGAAGATAAGAAGATGGACAAGAAACCTATGTCTCGTGCAGAGGACGCTAAAAAAGATGCCGCTCTTGCTAAGAAAGTTGCCCCTAAAAAAGGTAAGAAGTAATGGCTAAGGAAGACTACATTGTTCGTGCGCCTAAAGCAACGGTAAAGGCTAAACCTGCCAAGGTAGAAAAAGTTTTAAACGAGTACGGTAAGGGTGAACTTCACTCAGGTAAGCCAGGTCCTGGAAAAGGTCCCGTAGTTAAGTCAAAGAAACAAGCCACGGCTATCGCTCTTTCTGAGGGTCGCAAGGCTACTAAGAAAGGTAATAAATAATGGCATATAACCATGTTAATCTTACTGTGCAGACTACTCCTACAGCACTTGTAACTATCCCAGCAGGTAACCCTAATACTTTTGTAACTATTCAAAATAACCATAGCGGGGCTTTGTTTATCGGTGACGCTACTGTAACTGCAACAACTGCAGGCGCAACATCAGGGGTTAGTGTTGCGGCGGCAGGCTCAATTTCATTGTGGCTGCAGTCAAACTCTACTGTTTACGGGGTTACGGCTACTACGACTGTTGCTGGTGTAGTTAAAGCTATCTACTCAACAGTAGTATAAAAACTAATATTGATTTAGCGGGCGAAAGCCCGCTTTTTCATTTATCCTTGTAGTAGTTCCATGCGGGAACTGAATCAATACCCTTGCCGAATACCTTGCGAATCTCCACCAAAGGAGCCTGAATGTTTACTAAACACAGCGCTTTACGTACTCTGGCTATTGGGTTTTTGGTAGGTTCGCTTCTAGGTATTCGGGGGCGGTAATGGCTGGTTCAACTAAAGATTTAATAATCCAAGCCCTCAAAAAGACTGAGCCAAAACTGGCTGCTTTATGGGAGTCCTCAGCGGCTAACTTTGGTTGGGATAAACAATCTGCTGATATGGTTAATGTTAAGTCTGATGAACAGGGCGTAAAATTAGCCTATGACCCTGATATGGCTCAGAAAATATTTGACATTGAGTACGGGTACAAAAAAGACTCCCCTAAACCCGCTATGAGAGAGTTCTCCTCAGCCAGCAAAGCGCATTTAGACCAAGCAATTAATGAAGCACTTGGTCAACAATTAAAGGGTACGCTATGACATTTATCCTTGCTGAAGACGCAGCCCTTAAAGAATACTTGGCGGGGGTTGTTGTATCCGACGAGCGGTCTGCTAGCCGTCCTGTAAAAGTCTGGTTTGGTTACCCTGACGTAGAAATCCGCACCCAAGATTTTCCCTTTGTTACTATTGATTTATTAAACATCCGTCAGGCTACTAATCGCCAGTCTTCTGGGTATCTATATGACGGTAACTTTATGGGTACTCAGGCTATTCAAACCAATAAATGGTACAACTATGAAATTCCCGTAGCCTACGATTTAATCTATCAAGTTACCTCGTATTCCAGACATCCCCGCCATGACCGCGCTATACTGTATCAGTTACATGAAAAGTTTCCTGGGAAACGCGGGCATTTACCTGTCCCAAATGACCTAGGGACCAGCACGGGATACCGCCATATGTTCTTAGAAAGTATGGCAAAAAATGATAGAGCCGAAGGTGAAAACGGTAACAAACGCATTCTTCGCAACATCTTTACAGTAAGTGTAGCAAGTGAATTAACGCCGTCAGTGATACCTAATCTAATCCCTACGGCTACCTCAGTTGTTATTAATCAAACCCCATTGTCTGCGTCATTTCCTAGTGACAAGACTGTTGTATAACCCTATTAAGGAGAAATAATGGCTACATTTAACAAGCCAGGCGTTTACATTCAAGAAGTGCTAACGTCAAACCCACAAGTTAATAATATTAGTGGGACGTCTGTAGGTGCTTTCATTGGCATTGCTGACCGTGGTCCAACTGCTACTGTAGGCGGAACTTTAGTAGGCGTACCTACCCTAGTGTCAAGTTGGGACGAGTTTGTTAAAACGTTTAGTTTTGATGCTGTAACTTCCCCATTCTCAACAGAAGTTTTTGGCAGCACTGTAAGTAATACTTCTAACTTTTTAGGTACCGCTACTCAAGACCTTAAGTACGCTATGTACGCGTTCTTCTCAAATGGTGGCAGCAATGCTTACGTTACCCGTAAAATAAACAGCGATGCTAAGGCATCTAGTATTACCGTTGGCGATAATCAGGGCACGGTTGGAGTCACGGCTTCCTCAAACACCTTGACGTACGCAGCATCTACAACAGCCATCACAGTTACCGCGGCTACCGCTACTGCTTGGACAGGTATTACTCCAAGTACCGTAGTATCTTTTAGTGGAGTAACCGTGGGTCCAGCCACGCTTGCTACTGGCATTACATCTACAAGTTCAATAACTGCTTCAGGGTCTACAACTATCACGGCAGTTGGAACTATTACTACAGCAAACGCTGTTGGAGCAGTAATTTCTGGTACTGGTTTTGCAACAAATACAATTATTACAGGTGTAGCTGGTCAAGTAGTTACGTTTACCCCAGCAACTACTGCTAGCACTCCTGCAGGTTCAACTTTAACAATTTCAGCTAATCCTCTTAATGCTGCGTTAGCCTCAACTAATAGTCTTATTGTTACCGCTACTACAGATACAGTACTTACCCTTGCTTATGCTGGCGGTGCAGTCTCAGGCGGAGCAACTCAAACAGCGGGAACTGTTACGGTTACAGGCATTAACTCAACTAACACATCAGCCGCACTTGTAATTTCGGCTAATAGCCCAGGTACTTGGGGTAACAATATTTGGGTAGGCATTACCCCTAACCAGACCCCTAACTACTTTGACTTGACTGTTTACTATGGCGTAGACGCTACAGTAACTGCGTCTAGTGCAACTTACACCAGCCTTAAGTCAAGTAATATTGTTGAGACTATTCCGCAATTAAGCCTTAATGCCTCAGATGCGCGTTACGCCCCAAACGTAGTTAACTCTAACTGGATTACTGTTTCAGTTAACGCGGGCACTCCGACTAACCCAACTACTCGTGTGCCAGCCTTTACATCGGTCTGGGCAACTAACACCGATAATGTTACCGCAAGTAACAACACGTTTAAATGGTCCTCTAACGGAATTGTTACAGATGCGACTACTTTACTTCCTCCTGCAGTTCGTCTAGGTGGTTACACAACAATAACGTTTACTGCTGCAAGTAGTTCTGCTGCTCCTATTGCAACATCTGCTGCAGGTACAGCATTTGCTTCTACTAGCGTTAGATTAACTAGCACTACAGGTGTTGCTGGAAATACTGCTGTTGATGTTGAGTTTACTGCACAGCAACTTGACGCAGTTCCTAACCAACTAGTGATTAACTACCCTGGTGTGTATGACCAAACAAACCTCCAGAAGCTACTAACATACGCGTCTAATCGTTCTGACTCGTTTGTAGTTATTGACCCAGGTAGTGCAGCAACCACAGCCGCTACTATTACAACCTACTTTGATAACATGCCTCTATTGACTAATCAAAAATTTGGTGCGGTTTACTTCCCTAATCTTCAGTATATTGACCCATCACCAACAGCACAAGTGGGCAAGACTATTACAATGCCTCCTGGCGGTGCGGTTGTAGGAGAAATTTGCTCAACTGATTCCAATAGAGGAGCATTTAAATCTCCTGCTGGAGTTAACAGCGTTATTCCTGGCGCCATTCCAGTGTCATCGTTATCCAACTCCGACTTTGACAAAATTAACTCTGCGTTAAAGAACATTAACGTTATTCGTAACGTTGCTGGTTATGGAACCTGTATTATGGGCGCCCGCACCTTGAGCAGTCCTTACTCGGACAAGTACATTTCAGTACGCCGTACGCTTAACTACTTAGAGTTCACTTTAAAGAACTCAACTCAATTTGCAGTGTTTGAGCCAAATGACCAAAACCTTTGGGCTGAAGTTACAAGCGTAGTAAGTGGACTGCTTAGTGATTACTGGTCAAAGGGCGGTCTTGCGGGAGCAACGGCTTACCAAGCGTTTTATGTTAAGTGCGATAGCACTATTAATACTTCAGCAACAATTGCTGCTGGTCAGGTAAACATTGAAGTTGGTGTGGCATTACAACGACCAGCAGAATTCGTAGTAATTAAAATTGGTCAAATTAATGGCGGCACTACAATAACTACCACTCTTTAAGGAGATATAGACAATGTCAAATGAAAGAAAAAAAGCACTCAATACCATTGATACCCGTGGGACTATTGATACTGACCCTTTACGTAACTTTAGGTTCCGCGTTAACTTTAGTAAAGTTGGTAGCAACGGCGTTTTTGATTCGGCTATTGTTAATTTCAGTGGTGGATTTCAAAGCGTAAACGGTCTAAGTATTAACACATCACCTATTTCTTATCGTGAAGGTGGTTACAACACTACCGCACATATGATTCCAGGCATGACTACGTTTAGCCCAATTACGCTTACTCGTGGAGCGTTGTTTGGAAACGATAGCGCTATTACTTGGATGCGCGGTTTGTTTGCCGCATCCTCAGGAGAAGGTTTACAGGTATCTGATTCAGGTAACAGTTCTTTTCGTGTTAATATGACAATTCAACTTATGGACCATCCACAGTCTAGCACTGTAAACAACAAGCCTCGTATGGGTTTTTACGTACACAACGCTTGGATTGCAAGTTTAAACTACTCAGGTCTAGACGCTCAATCTAGCACTTTGATGGTTGAAACTATGGAACTTACCCATGAGGGTCTGTCAGTGGCAATGCTAAATGCCGACGGTACAGCATACAATGGCTCAGTGAAACCAAATGGATTTATCTAGAGTATACTTAGATAAACTATTAGGAGCTTAAATGACCGATTTAATAAACGACCCACAAGAACTATCAAAACTTTCTGAGGCATTTCAAAAAGTATCAGAAGATACTGAAATTACTACAGAAGCCCCACTAAGCAACACAGTTGAACTGCCAGGGGGGTATGTATTTAGTAACGGAATTGTAGAGACAACTGCTACAGTTCGGGAACTCAACGGTTTTGATGAAGAAGCTATTGCTAAAGCAGGCTCTCCTGCAGGTGCTTTAAACATTGTTTTAGAACGAGGTCTAGTATCTATTGGGGATAAAACACTATCAAAAACTGATTTAGACAGCCTACTAATTGGTGACAGAGACGCAATCCTATTAGCAATCCGCAAAGTAACTTTTGGTAAGACTGTTGAATTTGATACCGTTTGTAATTACTGTATTAGAACTCAAATTGTTACAGTCGATTTAGACACTGATATTGAAACTAAAGTATTAGAAGACCGCATTAAAGACCGAGTGCTTATTGTTGACACTAAAGCAGGCGAAGTAAAAATTGTTTTACCAAACCTACTTACCAATAAAAGAATATCGGATGACCCAAACGCCACATACTCAGAAGTGCTAACAGAACTATTATCTGGGTGCATTGTCTCTGTTAATGATGCCCCTTCACTAGGTAGGTCTACTGCGCTAAACCTTGTACTGGTAGACCGTGAAGCTATTGCAGACGCGCTATATGAAAACGCATCTGGTCCCCGCCTTGCGGAGGTGAGTAAGGCTTGTGAGGCATGTGGAAAAGGTATTTCTTTACCATTAAGTCTCGCTAGTTTATTTCGTCTATGACGAAGACAGTTACACGAGGTTAATGGATAGTTACGAAGTACTCACGAGAGTATTCTCTGGCTGGACATTAAAAGACATAAAGAAACTTTCCCGTAGGGAACGAGACAATTGGTTGATTAGGTCAACCCGATACTTTAAGGAGTAGTGATGACTGTAGGAGATAATCTAGACGACACTATCAATAAAGTAGACCAGATTGATTCAAGATTTAACAAGTTACTAGGAACTGTAGGCAAATTATCAACTGTTGTAAAAGGCATGGCTACTAGTTTAACTACTAATATGGTTATGGGAGGCAGCCCCTCATCTGCTACTGCACAGGCAATGTCTGGTGCAGCAAGTTACACCGCCAATTCAAATAAAAGTATGTTTGCTGAACCTATTTCGGGGAAAACTTGGGCAGATACGCTTAGAGGTATTGGCGGGGCGTACGGTTTAGTGGCTGGAATGTTACCCACCACGCAAGAAACCACAAATATGGGTAGCATTGCAGAGCGTATGCGTTTCTACTCTAGTAATTTAAATAACGGAGCAGGTAGTTCAAACCCGTTAAGTAAAGTCAATAACATTCCTGGGTATCAATATAGCGCTATGAATAGTGCTATGCGTATGGGAACCTCAGTGGGTCCAGATGACATGACCCAAGCCGTTAACTCTGGAAATAAAATGGGTCTTGGTCCAGGTCTTAGTAATTATAACTTAGGCAGAGGGTTTTCAGGTATTCTTGGCGGCGCGGCGCTAGCCTCTAACCTTTCTCCAGGTATTGGTTTAACTGGTGGTATGGGTGTTATGGCTGGCATTAACTCTGCTCAAAGCGTAAACATGTTACGAATGCTTGGTATTAGTGTTCGCGATAAAAACGGCGCTACTATGAATGACCTACCACAAATCATTGACCAATTGTACACACTAATTACTCGTAATAACTCTAGTCCAACCCCAGCAGATATTGCTACATCTTTAATGCCTGGAAACGCATTAGATAGTTTAATTAACCAATACTTTGGTGGCGACCCTAACACTAGAGAAGTTATTGTTGCGGGTTTAATTCAAAAAACTAAAGTTAAAGGAAGCTTGCGGCAAAGCGGTGCTAAGGGTGCGCTTGGGCTTACTGGTGGAACTAACACGGCTATTTCATCTCTTGCAAATAGAAACCTTGCTGAGGCTCAACTAATACAAGGGTTTACCGACTCTACTAACAAATCAATGGTTGGTACAAATAACTTTATACAAGGTATGTACACAAGTCTTGGTAGTTTAGCTGCGGATGAAGATGCACCATTCTCAGGTGCGCTTAGGGGTGTTCAAAATATTAGCACGGCTCTTACTACCTTTGGTGGAATGCGTAATGGCGCAGGCGCAAACATTTTACAATCTCTAGGGGTGCTTGGCGGAAAAGGTCTAAAAAAAGCGGTTACGGGCAAAGGTGGAGCCGCTAGGTTTAACCCAAAAGGTATGTTAGCTCTAGTGGGCGGAACTGCCGCGCTTAGTCTTTTTGGGGCAAACGCCGCGGATAATTATGGAGACGGTGCTAGCACAAATTCTGTTGGAAACATAGATAGTTTTGCAAGTGCGCCTTTCTCAAAAGCATCTACTGCAGGAAACTCATTTAGTGGGGACATTACTATCAACGTAACGGTTCCTCCAGGCTCCGACCCTTACGCGTATAAATCAGCACTAGCGGATATTTGGAGTTAGGAAAGAGTTATGGCTAAAGTTGTAGGTTTAGTAAGACAGTTCAAGGGTACAGGGCAAGTTGGACCTGATGGCAAAGTTATAATGGGTACGCCTTTTTTAAGCGGTTACCAATGGAATCTTCCTCCACATCAATGGAGCATGCCCGTAGAGCCAAGTAAAGTAGACTCAATTGTTGTTGACACTTCAAAATACATGGTGGGCTCTTCGCATAAATGGCGTAGAGGACGTATCTATTGGTTTGCTCAAACAGACAACGCGTATTTAGGTAGCAACAAATACAACACTGGCGCCGATAAATCTGACCCCCGTTACGGTTTTCAATTCATGTGGAACCCTAGTGAAATACAAGTTCAAGTTAGTATGAACATGGGTGTTACTCCATCGTTTGCGGATAAGTTTGTAGATGTTGCTGGAGCATTTCCTAGTGGTGAGATGTTAGCGTTTACTTTACGCATTGACCGCACAAATGACTTTGCGGCAATAAAATCTATGAATCCAGGCTCTACGCTTACGTATGACCAATTGGCTGAACAATACTCAGCAAATGCCTTTTATAACGCAAACAACAGTCACGATGCCGAGTTTGCAAGTACGTTTGTTAATAAACTTAAAGAGTTACAAAAACTTGGAACTATTGCAGATATTGAGTACTTGTACAAAGCTATTAATGGTCCAGGTTGGGTTAATAGAGCCACGGGTAGGGCAAGTTCTGACATCGGTTTCTTAAGTCCAACACTGCTTCGTGTTGATATTGGTCCCCTTAGTTACCTTGGATATGTCAGTAGTATGTCTGTTACTCATATTAATTTTTCTAAAGGCATGATTCCAATTACTACTGACGTAGCTTTACAGTTCAACATAATGGCTACGGCTGGATTGGCGACAAAGTAATGGCTATTACATCAGGGTCTCGTTATGAAAACTCAATTGTAGATGTTTTTAGAAAAAAAGAAGGCGGTAAAGACTGCCCAGTAGTACTGTACTCCTTTGACAGCCTTGAGAACATTTCATTTTATTATTACAGGTATCAAACTGGTCAGACGCTTCAAGGTATTTCTCAAAGACTTTTAGGTACACCTAACTTATGGTGGGCTATTGTTGAATACAACCCAGAAATTACAGACATATTCCACATTGTTAATGGTACTCTTTTAAGGATACCTAGTGTTTAATTATGCAACTATTGAATTTCCGTTAGCGCAGGTAGCCCCACAACGACTATCTTCGTTAATTCTGTCACAGACACGCTACGCTCACGAACTTGTCACTGTACGTTTTAGGGATTGGGACATTCAGTACGACAACATAAAACCAGGTGACCCCGCTAAAATAACATTAAGAAGTAACACTAACAACCGAGACTTTGTTGGTTACATTCACGACATTAGACCAGAGATAACTCCAGGAAAAAGATTTACTACTGTATCTATTATTGGCGCGTCATATATATTAAAACAACCTAAGCAACGAGTATTTGAAAACGTTACTGCTTCTGACGTAATCCGTAAGATTGCCGCTGAACATAACTTTGCTACCGACGTTGAAGACCATCCTAGAGTTTATCCTCAGATTGTACAGCCTGGTATTACTGACCTACAATTAATGGCGCGTCTAGCGCAACAGTGTGGGTACTTGTTTAGAATTGAAAACACTACAGTAAAGTTTAAAAAAGTTACTACTGATTACAACTTGCACCGAAGCTCCGCTCCAATATTTGAAATGCGAGAGGCTAATAACCCTCAAGGCTCTACTCTTTATTCATTTAATTTAACTCTTGGTGAAAGCATTAGATACTCTGATGGCTATAAATCTGCTGTTCAAGTCGGTGGCGTAGACCCTATAACTAGCTTGGCTTCAGTCGTTACTAATCAAGCGCGGGCTAAAACTTTGCGTGAGAAGTATCGCACGGAGTTCTTTGACAACTACGCCACTGACACAGTAGCCCCAGATGCGGTAAGTGCTTACTACGAAGCAGTAGCCGCTGATGAACGTAATCGTTTTCCTTACCGAGCAAGCGTACAAGTAATTGGTGACCCAACCTTAGCCCCTGGTATGCCTGTATACTTAGACGGTGTAGACCGAGACTACAACGGATACTGGATTGTACTTTCGGCTGAGCATCACGTCTACGAGGAAAAACAAAACGTATTAACTTATGTAACTTACTTGCAGGTAGGTACAGATTCTGTGGGAGGGGCTAATTCTTTGAACAACTTTAATGTATTAAAACCGTCTACGATTAAAAAAAGAGCACTAGTCCCAGGTGTTCGTAATGTTCCTACGTCTAAGTCTACCCTTAAAAAAGGTACGGGCACTTATACTAATACGTTTAGTCAAATAACTAGACGTGGTAAAGGGTCTGCGTATGTTCGTCAAACGCCTCACATCTGGATATTTGATGGAAACGTTACTAAAGCATTCGTAACTCCTAGCACAGGCAAAAGGAGAAACGGCTAATGTATAACAATCTTACTACTGGTGACCCACAAGATAAACGGTTCTTTGGTATCTACCGTGGCGTAGTTGCAGATACTAATGACCCTTTAGACCAAAATAGAATCCGTATGCTTGTACCTCAAATTCTTGGGGAGGCTGTGATTGGTTGGGCTTACTCAATTAATAATACTTCCCCAAACGTTGTTGGTACAGGAGTCTGGGTAATGTTTGAAGGCGGAGACCCTAATTTCCCACTATGGCTAGGAGCGTTCTAATGGCTACACCAAAAACAACATACATAATTGACTTACCTTTTGACTTATCTACTAGGGGTAAAGTTGCAACTATTCCTGATAATGATGTAAAAGCCTGGAAAAATAAGATATTGTCGTTACTATCGACAGGCACTGATGAGCGTATTTGGTATCATAATTATGGGGCAAGTTTAAATAATCTGGTGTTTGAAGACTCTTACACAGCAACGGAAGACGCCAGAATTGCTTTAAATGCAGTGTTTGCTTCATGGCTTCCAGAGTTGGAACTGATGGAAGTTAACTCTGGGTTTGACTCCAGTTATGGGTCTGTAACAATAAGCATTTCTTATAAGTTGCCGTCTGGGGTCATAGACTCTGTTAAAATTAATACTGCGTCGTTAACAAACGCAGGCGAAGTGATTGAGGTTATCTAATGGCAGACGAGTTATACGTTCCCCAAGTAGACTACACGTCCAGAGAGTACACTGCGCTTCGTAGGGACCTTATTGGTCTTATTCCAAACTTTGCTCCACAATGGACAAGCCGTGATTCTAGTGACTTTGGTATTGTGCTTCTTGAATTGTTTTCATACTTAGGCGATGTACTCAACTATCAAATTGACCGTGCTGCTAATGAAGCCTTTATTGATACGGCTACCCAGCGCGACACGGTAGTTAAACTAGCAAACTTGCTAGGGTACATTCCTAACTCTGGCTCAGCCGCTACAGGTGACGTAACTTTTACTAATACAACTGGCACTAACGTAACGGTTGCTGCTGGTACTCAGATTAGTACACAAGGTGATAATGCTAATCCAGCTATTGTGTTTACTTTAGATAGTTCTGTAACAGTAAACGCTAATAGCACAGCCCCTGGAAAAGTAACTCAAGGTAACCTTGTATCTGCTGAAGCAGTAGGTAACTCTGATGGTACGGCTAATCAAACCTTTCAGTTATTAAACCTCGGAGCATTTATTGACTCCGCATTATCTGTCACCGTAGGTACTATTACATACACAAGAGTTGCAAACATTATTGATGCTGACGCCACTGACTTAGCTTATGTTGCGTACACTGATGGAAATGGTTACACATACATTAAATTTGGTGACGGTGTTTCTGGAAAGATTCCTCCTGTTAGCGCTATTACAGTTAATTACCGATACACGACTACAGCCCCAAGTTTAGGAAACGTATCTGCTGGTACACTTAACACTATTGGACCCGCAACAGCGGCTACAGTAACTAATCCCGCTACGCTAAGTGGTGGCGCTGATGCTGAGTCTACGGATTCAATTAGATTAAACGCACCTAAATCTTTACGTACTTTAAACCGTGCGGTGTCGCTAGATGACTACGCAAATTTATCTTTATCAGTACCTGGTGTTGCTAAAGCAGTTGCACTTGCTAGTTCTTTTGCATCTGTAGTTATTTACTTAGCAGGAGCGGGTGGAGGCTTACCTTCCTCGTCACTTAAGTCTGACGTAACAACTAAATTTAATGGTAAGACTCCCCCAGGAACCACAATAACTTTAAAAGACTATACTCCTACGTATCCTTATTTAAACGTAACTGTTAATGTGCTTCCACAATACAACAGCGAAAATGTTATTAGCGCAGTTCAGTCGTCTCTTGCGGATTTGTTTGATTTTGATAACGTTTCATTTGCTGACTTTATTACTGAAGGTGAAATCTACTCAACTTGTAAGTCAGTAGATGGGGTATCTTGGATTACCGTAAATAATTACGAAAAACTATCAAGTAACCCTAATTCCACTAGCACTATCTACACTCAAACAGGTACGCTATCCGCAACTACAACAGCGTCTACTTCAGTAGTACTTGCCACTGGAACAACAGGTATATTTAAAGGCTCTAAAATTGTTTCAGTAAACACCAGTACTACAGCCACGGCTGTAGGAAGAGTAATCAATGCGGTATCAGCAGACGGTAGGACTCTCACCCTTGACGCTACTACCACCATTGCTTCTGGAGCGGTTCTTGTTGTTCAAGGTAACAGTGGAACTACTGCTGGGTCACGAGATTTATCTTGTGCTATTAATGAAATCCCAATCTACGAACCTACCTACATAACAGTTACTGCTAACGGAGGTTCATAACTATGGCTCCATTGTCAGTGGTAGACCCTGTATTTAAAGTTGCTATGGATGCTCGTCCATCTAACTACGAGACAACTCATATTAGTTGGGCACGACCAGCATCAAATTTAAATTGGTACAGGTACGTACTCGTTCGTAGTCCAAACGGTTATCCGACAACTCCAAATGATGGTCAAGTTATTTTTCCAGACCCAAATAATGCTGGGTGGACTCCACCGTATAACTACAATA